TAGTCTTCTCTAGGAAGAGTGAATGCGGCTTGTTGTGCATACGAAACTACTACGGTAGTTCCAGAAGGAACGGTACTGAACGTGATACCATCGGATTGAACGGTATATGTACTTGCATTCACAGCTGTTCCGGCAGCGGTTTCTAGATTTACTGTAATAACGCGGTTGGTTGTTGCAAGGGTTAAGGATGCTTTCGTATCTGCGACCAAACCACTGATTGCGAGTGACTGAGTGGTTGCTGCACCTACAGTTCCTAAATCACCGTCTGTCAAAGCAGCACCACCACTGCGAACTACCGCAGCTGCGGCAACTCCAGAGATTGTTGCTTCGGTTGGAGTGTTTACTGTTGGTACACCAGCGGTGGCGTTGAGTCCACCTGTACCTACACATCGCACTACAGAAAGGTTATTTCCGTATGCTAAGAAATTTGAGGCAGTAAACCATGACTTATATGTTGCGTCAGTAGGTTTGCCGAAAATTTCTGTCAGTTCTTTTTCTGTTGAAACTTTAGTTATTTGGTTAGCTGGGCCTTGCGTAAATTCCCCAACAAGACCACCAACAGATGCTGAAACATTTGGTGTGGTTGTCGAAAAATCTATTTCTGACACATTAACGCCTGGACTTACTTGGAATGGCATTTTATCATCTCCTTTAGTGTGTTATAAAACTGTACAAAATATTCTGTAATTATAATTCTGTTTCTTAATTTATTTATAAAAAGATTGATTTGACCTTCATCTGCCTCCACCTACATGCCAAATTTGACCTTCATCGTCTGTGAACGCAGTTGACTCAGTTCCGTTGTCTATGTATCCGAAAGGTAACATATCTTCTTCCATTCTTCTAAGACGTTCTTCGTATATTTCTTTTCTGGTATCCAAGTTGGATAACTCCTTGAAATAAGTATCAGTTGTCATCCATGCAAACAGAATTAAGGTGTCAACCAAATCATCATTCTTTCCACCTTCAGCCTCAAATTTAACTCCCCTTGAGATGAAACTTGAAAGTTCATTTATAGTATCGTAGTCATTAATTATTAGTATATCTTCTTCAATCAAACTTTTTAAGTTCATGCAGCCAATCTTTTTAGTTGACTTTGTTGTTCTTATTCCCATCGTGTTCGATTTTCCAAACCCAGAACTTATAGACTGTCCTTTTCTGGTGTCTGAACTTATCGACAATACGTTTTCGCATTCTAGGTCGTGATACAAAATATCACTCACCTGTTGCCCAATATCATTAATCTCTACTAGTACATATGTATCATTATAGAGTTTTGCAAATTGGTTAATGATGGTCGGAAATACCATCGGTGGGGTATTATTGCATTTAAATGTTGCAACCTGTATGTATGGCGTTTCTGTTGTATCAAATATTGAAAACGCAGAGTAATCTCCACCTCTTCCTCTTGCACAATCCACTGTCATATAATAAACATGGTCTTCTAGAGGTTTTGCATACAACTTTAATGTACTATTATATGCAGTCTGTATGGGTGATTTGTATACAAGATTTTTTAGTTTTGCAGTATTAATCAGAGTATTAGTACTTCCCAAGAATTCAGTATCAAATTCCTGCTTGAACTGCTCTTCTGAGGTGTTTTTTATTGTCATTGCCTTCCATGCAGCATCTCTGCCAGGCACTTCAGACCAATGCACTTCGATTGGAACGTAAGTATTTCTTCCTTCTATTGCGTCCTGCCACAATTTGTAGAAGTGATTCATCCCCTGTGGAGTCGAAACTACGATTACCTTTGTCGATTTACCAGAAGATATAGTCGGATATACTGAATTAAAGAATTCTTCTGCCAATTCGTTAGGAACAAACGCAAATTCGTCAAGGAATAGTATATTATATGAACCACCACGAATCGCGGAAGATGATGTCGCGGCCGCCATGACCTTTGCACCATTTTCCAATTCGATGTTTCCTTTATTCCAGAGGACTACTCCCTGTTGCAACCATTTTGGTAAATATTCATAAGCCATCTGTAGTCTACCAAGAAGTTCTCTCGCGGTAGACAGTTTGTTCGCTAGAAGTGCAACAGATACGTCCTTATTGAATAGAATGTAATGTAGAAAGAATGCGATGCAAGTTATTGATTTTCCAGACTGTCTACCGACTTTACATATTGTAAATCTTTCTACATCAAAGGTTTTAATCATTTTTTCTTGGAATGGGTATAAATCAAAAGGTACTAATCCAGAATCGACGTTTACAATCCTTACATATGTTTTAATGAAATAGATGGGGTCATCCATACATTTCACATATTCCTGTGCCTGCTCTTCAGTCCATTCAATTTGAACCCCTGCCGATTTGAGGTTTGGATTATTTAAATAAACATCATTCATTGATTACTCGATTTTTGCCTTTCAGTGCTTCTAGTAATTGATTTGTGTCGCCCACAAAAACTGAGTTGTTGTTTATTACTTTCTGTGGCCCGCCACCGTTTTTAGTATTGCTGACCTTATTCATTGTGACTTGCAGTTCGATTAAGTCTTTTGCCAACTCTCCTGTGGTCTTCATCAGTTGACCAGCAACCTCGTATGCTCTGGGATGTTGACTCTGTTCTGCAAGAGATACCAAATTTGCGAGTGCGGTCTGTCCCTGAGACACCAATCCATATAGGGTAGTTCTCTGAAATTCATAATCTTCTTCTATGTCTTTATTTCTTTCCAATTCTTGATCGTAAAATTCAAGGTCTCCTTTCACTGCCGGAACAATATTCTTTGCCGCGACAGATATGTCTCCTTCAATTTCTAAGAAATCGTCTAATTTTTCATCCACAGTTTTTGACATGTTAATATTCCGTAATAGTTTCACTAAACCCGTAATCTGAAGTCGATAGTGCGTCAGCTGGGTCTGGTGTTACTTCACCTTTTGCGTATTTTTGAGTTTTGACAGGGTTGTTGTTTATATTAGTCACTGCCTTTGTTATAGTCTCTCTTCTCTCAGAAGATGCATATATGAACCCTTTGATAGTGAATCCTAAAGTCCATATAAGAGACCTTCTTGTTAGATAATCTCCCTCATATTCATCTGTCGTATCTACAGACTCTAGAATAATTGGTGTGTCTCTTATCACTCCGACATCTGTCGCTTCTTTTATTGGAAGGTTGAACGATGGTGTAAAGAATGGGAGTATTTGTTCTAGAATTTGAGTTCCGTCTTCGGCGTTTTTAACCATGATGGAAAGGGTTATGCCGATATCATAAGGAACTGGATTAAATACAAACTGTTTCTTATTAGCATCTGATGGATCTTGATAATTATATCCACCAGTTTTTACTAATTTTCTACTTGAATCGTACTGTAGCCCAGAGATTTCAAAGCTCATTCTTGGAAGGGTTATCGATGTCTCTGCACTATTCGTAATTCTGGTTAAATATTTCTGAGCAGGGCCATATCCAAGAGGAACCCGAACTATTTGTTGAGTAACCCCTGCGTTATTCTTTCTTTCTACATCAACGTCATCGAAAATTGTACCAAATGCTATGATATAATTCCGTAATGTCCCTCTATACTGATTTGTTATGCCTAACATAATTAATAACTCTCACTAAATGGGTTGTCTACTGAGAAATCTACTACTGTGTCGGCCGCGGCACCGAACCCAGCGTTGTCATCTCTAGTCTCTTCTATGTAAGTATAGGTCGCTGTTGCACCCAATAGGTAACTTGCGGTAGATGTGCCTCCGATTACAGAAGAATTCTGTGCAAATGTTCCAGTTAAAGTTCCAACTCGTAGTACCTTTGTTCCAGAGTTCCAAGAATCTACTATTGCAGTAGCGGTTGCATTTGCAAGGTCTGCTCCTTGATATACAGTCTCACCAACCGTGAAGTTACCATCTCCAGTTCCAAGAGTCAAGTCTACACTGTATACGGTAGTTGCGCCGCCACTGGATGGGTTTATGTCATCAATTTCAGATATACCAGTATTGAATGTTTCTTGTGAATATTCGAACAATTCTGTTGATAATTTCCACACATACTGTTTTCCTAATTGATAAAACGGAACTTCATCTTCCACAAATCTTATTTCGAACACTTGGTCTACTAGTGGAAAATAAATTAAGTCGCCTTGAACAGGTTCTGTTAATGATGATTCTTCTGTAAATCTTGTTTTGGATACTAATACGTCTAGGGTATCTCTTGTCTCCAATCCAAATTTAGAAAGAAAGTCTCCTTCTCCCTCAAACCCATCAACGTTCTCTATATACATCTCTATCAACCATTTTTGCGTAAATGATGTTAATGTAGATTCGTTGAATATGGTGTCTGAATTTACTTCTGTTCTTTTTATGTAATAGAAATTTTGGCCATGAATCTGTATAGACTCGGCAATTAAATTCTCTACCAAATTTTGTTCTGATACGGTGGTCAGTTGATTGAAGTGACTATTAATTGCCATTCTAACCTACCATAAAGTCAACAGGCAACTCATAAGATGAAGACATCTCTTCTTCTAATTTTGCAATTTCTTCAGATGCCTCGTCTATAAGTCTCTGTCCATTAAATGTAACACCGCCGGGCATTTGAATGCCATCATACTTAGATACATTCTCTCCCCATTGTTTCTTGACCAATGCTGTAGCGTATCGTTTTAACCATCTATCATTCCACACATCTTCATATGTTGTCGGGTCTAGGTATCGATAACACTCTACGATTAAGTACTCATCTACGTTTAATTTTTCACTCCAATCAATATCTAGAAATAATCGATTCATGTGTCTACTGAATCTCATTGGGATTTTCCCAGTTATCATATCATTGACTAATTGCATGTGTGATTGTGTTAACTCATATGTTAACATTTCTGCACCAGACAGATTGTAGATGTCGTTTAGATGCATCTGGTATCTAATATCAAAAAAGTTTCTGGAGTCTCCATCCTTGTCGTATAAAGGAATTACCTTTTTAATTCCGATTACCAAATCGCTTAAAGTTATATACCCATTTTCGATATCACCCTTCGTTATTGATGATATTGTCGCGGTACTTGCAGAAGATGCGCCAGTGATGGTCTCAGCAGCCTGAAATGCAACATCCTCTCTTCCGAGCGCATTATACTTTATATTGGGGGTGGTAAATGCCTGAACAATTGCGGTTGCACCAGAAGTACTTCCAGTGATAACCTCACCAACAGCGAAGTCGGCACTAATCCCAGTGAGTGCTACTGTAGAATTTGTTATCTTATGTTTAAGGTATACTTTTTCCGTAGCATCATAATGATAGTCCCTGTAATACTCAAATGCATCATCGACCCTATCCTCGACTTGAGTATCATCGACGTTGATTTGAATTACAGGGCTTCCCAACCTTCTGAGACAGTAATTTTTGAATTCTGTTTTTGTGGTTATTCTCGCCATGTAGATAGCTCCTATTGTATCCTACTATTTATAAAAAAATATTTAGTATGATTTATAGTGACCTTTGTTTGAAATATTTTCTAGATTCTAGTTGAACAACATCCATGTCCATATTTGATGTTGAAACCTCCAAATCTACTAGATTCATATCAAAATTTTGTTCTATTTCGAACGCTACTTGATTTAGTCTGGTCATGAAAAGTGAATCTATCCAATGCTCTCTATCTGGAATTTCTGGCAACACATAAGAGTTTTGGTCACTTACTAGATTGATAGCCCCCTCTCTGCACATTGGAACAAAATTTTCTAGTTTGTTTGTTGCGTAATAGAACTGAGGAAGTCCTTTTCCAAATGGGTCGATTTTTGCGTATGTTTGATTATCGGTGTTAAACATGAACATATCATTATTTTTGTCTAAACACGCCTCTATATCACCTTCTATAAAAGATTTCTTATTTATTTTCATTCCTGTTACTGACAATTTTATGTTCGTAACACCAGCATCTGTTCCTACAAGAATTGAAATAAGTTTGTTTTTATCTACTGTTCCAATTTCTACATTCTTAATAGTGTCTGTAAATGATATCTTTTTAACTTGACTGAATTTATTTCTAATGATGAATAATTCATTACTAGAAACGAAAAATGAATAAAATCCTATACCTAGAGGAACAATTTTAGAATCTGTAAATGTGTCTATTGTTATATCTGATACTTGTAAAGAGTAATTTTCTGATTGTACTGATAATAATGAAAGTTTTTTATTGTATACGATAGGTATTGTAGTTTCTTTCGTAAATGAATCTGTCAAATGACTTTTTACATTTACATTTCTTGATTTGTGTGACCATAAAATATTATCTGTTGCATTTTTCGTAATAATATTAAATTTGTTATCGTTGGATATACCAAGTTTAAACCCATTCTCATATATTGTGGAACACACGAATCCGTTTTTATATTCTGCTGGTTGAGAGTATATTATTGTATTTTCTTCAATAAGTTTATCACCCACCTTATACCGCAATTGTTGATTACCAGATTCTGCATTCGTAAAGACTTCTGAATAATTTAACTTATTCTGGTCTAGTGTAAAATTTGTCATGAGTATGTTCCGAACCTTGTCCAAGATGTTCCATTCCAATAATGGATACTTTGTTCAGAGACGGCGTATGCAAAATCACCAATTTCATTTCCACTTGAAGGAAATGCAGCAACATTTGCGTATTGAGATGATAACACGCGATTTGTAGAGGCTCCCCCTTCCCACTTCAATGTTGTTGAGTTATATACTAAAGTCTCTCCGTCAGTTAAGTTTGCAACATCAACATCATTTAAATCTGAAGCCTGAATACCTTCCCATGACATATTTGTTCCATTTGTCGTAAGATATTTGTTTGAGTTTGCAGATTGTACAGGCAATTCAGTACCTGTCGCGGTGTTTGGAGTAAGTGCGTCAATAACTTTAGAAACTGCGCCGGCAATTGAAACCAGCTGGTCTGTTGTTGACCCAGTAATAAGACCATTCGCTCTGGTGTTTATTAAAGTTTCTAGTGTGTTGTTTTCTGTCTGTTTAAGATTTTTTGCAATTCTTGCGTACTTTAAAAGTTCTGCGGCAGACGCCGTAGGAATTGATGACGCAATACTATTCGTAAGTGCAATTCTGGAAGTGTCTAATCTGATATCTAAATTTGACATTTGTTACACCATATCATTTGGATTTAACGACTTATAATAATTATGGACAGTAGTAATCTCTGCGTTAGAGAGAGATTTGTCATAGAATAATATTGCCTTCAGTTCTGCTGTTTGCGTTTTCCACGCCTCTGTTGAAAAATTATTCCAAGATATCATCCCACTTGTACCCGAAACATTGGTAAAAGCAAATGAATGTATTTGATTTTGTTTTGTTGAATCTGTAAATAGGTCTCCATTAACATCGTTGCTAGTCGGTGCAGTACCCTTAGACACTCCATCAATGTAGACGGTAGGGGATGTCCCAGATGCGTATACACCGCCTCTTAGAGGGTCGCTGGTGGTTCCGTTAAACTGAACAAAATCATTATTATTCTTATGCAGAGCTCTCCACTGAGAATCACTCCCAACTTTCATTATATAGATTATGGTATTTGTCGTTGCAGAGTTAAATGTGTGAGTAAAATCTCCGAATGCTAAAGACCCATAATAACTACCATCGTGAGAGCGAAATGATGGAGTTCCCCCAACACCACTTGCTATATATGTTCCACCACCAGAACTGGTATTGTATCGCAGTGTTAGTGAAGGTACAGAATTGCCAGATATATCATTCCATGTCGTACCACTGCCCGTATAACTGGAATATTCTCCAATATCATACCATGCGGCAAGATTACTTATTGATGTGGGCGATGATGCGCCCCACAGAGGTCGCCACACAGAACCTGTCTTTTCATAGAATTTATTTTCTGTGGTCACATATCCGATATTATCTCCACTCGCTGGTAGGTCTGATTTGTTTGTGACAGATACTATTGGATTTGGATTCTGTCTATTTAAAAATTTAGAAGACGCACCATCAAAAGATAATATATCTCCATTTGATGGTGCATTAATATATACTTCTGCTAAATCTCCAATAGACAGGTAGTTCCACGCATCGTTGTTGCCATCAGTCTTTAACCACTTGCCAGAATTATTTAACTGTACAGGGATGAATTCTCCGGCAACAGTACCACTACCAATAGTTAGAAGAAATCCTATGGCTCTCCCCATACTCTCCAGTTCAGTTGCAGTTGCAGTTGATGCGAGAGTTGAAACCCTTGATGCAACCGACTGTTCAAGTGTATTATCATCATCTTGACCAATGTTTTTTGCGCTCTGAGAGTTCTTCTGCAATTCGCTCGCAGAAGAAGAAGATATCAGTGCATTGATTCTTGATAATATCGCGGCCTTAGAGGTATTTAATAGTGCATCTGCCATTATCCTATAACCCTCCACGCACTACCATCATAGATTTTAAATTTGGATATATCGGTTTGCAATACAATTTCCCCATTTGTTGCAGCTGCACCAGAAGGTAATGCTGCTGTGTCTGCAAAAGTTCTTATTGATAAATTGGGTAGTGGGGTGTTATCCAATGAGGTCGTACCCGAAGTATAGTGTATCGTATCTCCAGAACTTGGCGAACCTAAATTTAAATTATCAACTTTCGTGTGTGTTATCTCTGTCCAAGATGTTGACATACTATTGGTCTGTAAATACTTGCCATTATTTGCAGACTGTGTAGGAAGTTTTACTCCAGTGACAATGCTATTCTCCAACATATTAGCAATCGCACCAGACATAAATTCTTTATCCGTAAGTGTCGGAGAAGCTCCTAATAATGTGTTTATTCTTGTATTCAACGCAGTTTCAACTCCAGAATCGTCAGTCTGTTTTACCATTTTGATACAATTGGTGATATTATATAATTCTTTTGCGCTCGCGGTGGCAATCAGTGTTGTACTTCTACTGACTAAATCGCTGATTGCATTTGTGAAGTTTGAATCTGGCACTCTACACCTAAGTCTTAATTGTTGTTATTTGTATTACATCGCCGATAGCCGGTGAATAATTTAATTCAATTCCGTAACTACCCACGACATTATATTTAGATGGAGATATCATGAGTCCATTAATGTATAGTTGTATCCAATCTCTATTTACACTTAGATTCTGATTTGTGTTTGTTGTAAATTCATATTTGAGTATTGCATCATTAAAAACCTCTACCTCATCAGAATGAACTAGTACAGGTTTATTTTTTAATCTGGGATAAGTATTATCCCCGAAATCGGGAACATTTTTTATATTTTTCCAATCAAATTCAATATTGTTTAAGTCTGGTTGGTTTAATAGTTGATTGTAGTCCACACTGCCAAATGCAATATCTATTTGCGAACTTATTATTTCTATCAATCCACCATCAACATCTTGAGTTGTTAAAGTCTTCCATTTAATTCCATCCGAAAAAACCAATCTGTTTTCGGACTTGACTAATGTAGTCATTCCCATATGTTCTGATGGGTCTGGTAGATTCTCTGTTTGCCAATAAAACGACTTCCATTTCAAATTTTCCTTGACATGTATAGTGTCTGTTGTTACACTAGAAGTAACTACTTCTGGAAATTTAAATACAGTCAACGTGCCTGTCTCTTCCTCATCGAATGCGACTAGAATTCTATTATTATCTTGGAAGGTTACTTTGTGACTTTTGTTTAGTGAATTGTCCACATAGGCAAAGAATGAACACTTTTCGGTAGAAAAATTGTGGTTGACTGACCACTCTTTTGATGGCTTCCCTTGAACATGGGTATAGGTATCTCTTTTTTCTGTTAACTGATACCATGTTTGTATATTATTTATTTTAGTAAAGATGTATAACGCGCCATTGACAAACGCAACCTCTCCAACAATAGGGGTTTCTGGGAAGTCTTTATTATTAGTTGCAAATGTTAAAGTCCCTTTGACTAAAACATCTCCTAAATTCATTCTTCTTTTTGCGTTATCCATCTTCTCGTTTATCCATGTTTTTAATATCTTGGGCGGTTCCTACAAAATATAATCTACCCTCTATAACCTTTTCTAAGACCCCCAACATACTTGATTGGTGTCTTATATATTTCAATTTTTCTTCCTTTGATGTGTCTTCATCATATAAGTCAAATTTTTCTAGGTTTTTCTCAATTTTAGTTATCCATGAAATAACCTGAGTTGGATGTACATTCTTAATCATCTTCTATCATTAATTCCAGTATCGTCAAATAATTTCTTATAATTTTTATGTGCGCTAAATATTTATCCTTTTGTTCATCATTTTTAAAATTAATCAGTAAACTATTTTTCTTTAGCACACTGGTCGATTCCATAAAAATTTGATTCAATTTTTTAGGGTCTTTAATCGCACTAGAAGAATAAACAACTAGGTCTAACATTTTTCACCATTATATCGCAGTCATTGATAGTACAGAAACTCTTATATGACGAGCTTCCGTTAGTGTCACCGTTAATGTATTTGCATTTGTTTCGTCTACAGGAACAACATCATTTGAATACACATTATCATCGCCCAAAACCATGACCTGTATCATTAAAAAGTTTGAATTTAAATTGTGCGTGACCGTATGGGTTGTGGCCGTAGAGGATGATTGATATGTAAATTTCAATGCATTGAATGAACTTCTTACCGCAGCATCTCCAGCAATTCTTGCCGCAGTTTCTGATGCAGTGTCTACTTCAAGTATCTGCGCTTCCAAGTCATCATATGTTGCCTTTATCTGTGTGTCGAGTAATACTATTGCGTTTGACACTCCTGATGCGGCATTAATATAGTTTGTCCCAGTAGGTGTTGTGTAGCTTCCGTCTGATGCAAGACCAATTGAAGTCTCAATTGCATCCACTTCAGTCTGTATTCCTGTAGTAACATTTGTAATCCCTGTTCCAACTTTAAGACCGGCTGTACTCAATTCTAGAGTAGACCCATCCAATTTGACAGCAAGTTGTGCGGCCGTAGTTGTAGCAGAAGATGAATTATTTGTTGTTGTCCATAAACCACCATCCGTTTTTACATCAATTCCGACTTCATCGGATGGTAATTCCGAAATTCCCGCACCAAAACTTAAATACAGTTCGTTACCGTTCTTCTTAATACCAGCACCAGCAGTAATTTGCCCGGCACCTGAGAATTGTTCGAATACTAATGCAGTTGTTCCTGCCGTGATAGGATTTACAGTCGTTAGTACATATCCATTATTTGCATTTGCAGTTCCCTCTTCTACAAAAACAAACATTCCAGAATTCATGACTGCACCAGTATTTGCATCACTTGTTCTGGTTAATGCATTTCCCGCCCAATCATATATACCGTTTTGTGATGAAGTGGTTTGATTTTTCAGAAGAACCCTATCTCCTGTAACAAGTGTTACTCCATCAATCGTTGTTACAGTACTGGTAGAAACGTTTGTAGTAGACGCAACTCTTACAGACCCCTTGACATCTAATCCAGATGCAACACTATCGACATATCCTTTTGTAGATGCATCAGTTGCCGCAGTTGGCGTTGCAAGACTTGTGATTTTCTGAGAACCCATGTCCAAAACACCAGACATTGTTCCACCAGATTTTTCTAGTTTCCCTCCGATTGCGGCGTCTAGTAATTCGTCTGCATGTTTAAAACTAGTTGAATTGGTGATAATCGTACCAGAACCGGCTGTAAATGTTCCAGTTGCACTCAACCCGACTGAGGCCTCAATCGTGTCTATTTCGTCTTTTGCATTCTTTAAATTTGTGTCTAGGGCCTCATCGGCAGTCTTTAGTGACGTTGCACTACCAATATAATTTGTAGATACGTTTGCGGAATATGCACCAGAAGAACCAAGTCCTGCCCCAGTTTCTATTGCATCTACTTCTGATTGCAGATTTGTTATATTTGTATTTATTGTACTTTCGGCAGAAGTTCTATTATTAGTTTCTGTTGCAAGGTCATCTGTAGTGGTCTTCAGTTGCGTATCTAAGAGTTGATCTGCATTCTTTAATGTTGTTGCACTATTGATGTAGTTCGCACTTCCAATCGCAGTATATGCACCAGAAGAACTGAGGCCGGCCGCATTTTGTGTGGTGTCTAGTTCCGTTTGAGTAAGATTTAATTGGTTGTCTATTATAGTATCTGCATTTTTAAGACTTGATGCAGCAGTTATATATGTAGATGTGTTGTCAGCAGTATATGCACCAGAAGAACCAAGTCCTGCCCCAGTTTCTATTGCATCTATCTCTGTTTGTACTGTTGCTGGGAATGATGTGGTCTTTAAAGCTCCTTTCATCGCGGCAGGATGATTCGTGCATATATAATACAAAGAATCTGGTGCATCGTGAGGCACCTTAAATATTAGACTACCAGAACTCTTTCCTTGTGCGGCAGAACCAGTTACAGTTGTCCCAGATTCTATATGAGAAAGTCCTGTGTTGTAATATGCGGCACTGAAATTAGAAGTAACTAATGCATTCGTTATAACTAATGGATGACTTCCAATATTTAAATCGAATCTATATGTAATGCCCGGCGTTAACTGTAGCTCTGCATTCGCAACACCGTCCATTAAGAAACTTGTAGTACCATTATTGGTGACAGCAATAATTACTGTTGCTGTTCTATTACCAACAGTGGTCTGAAGATTGTCTATATTAGTCTGGAGTGTGGTATCTGCATTACTTCTGGCAGTAGTTTCGTTTGATATTGAAGTGTTTAGTGTTGCAACTTCTGTAGACAAATCAGATAAGGTTGCTGCCGTAGTAGTAATGACGGCTCCACCAGCATCCAAAGAAGAGAATTTAAAAACTTTAGAGGTTTCGTTATACCATAACCTTCCGGCCTCTGTAGGAGTCGGATCTGCGGTAAGTCGCTCTATTTTAAGGTTTTCTATCGTTGAATTATCAGCGAGCTTTAACCCATGAAATTTTACATAGTCGGACATACTAAATGCTGCTCCATTTATTTAATCTTGTTCTACCTATTTATAAACCTCGCCAATCTCCAATTGACTAGGGTAGTAAAACTTCGCCATCAAACATCACTTCTACATATCCTGTAATACTCTCCGATAAATAAACTTTGAATGAGTTTGCATCAATAGTTTCGATTTTCGCAATAAATTGGTCGCCATTTGTTTCAAATAGGTTTGCTCTATACTTAGTAGTATTTTTATTGTGCGTAATTGTCCATAATACAGCTGCCGAAGAAACTGTATATGTGTTTATATTTACCGTTGGTTTGTTTGATAGGTCAGAATAATCGCCAGTAGTCGCGACTGTATTAAGACCCAGATTTGTTTTTGCTGCACTGGCAGTTACGCCGCCTGTGCCGCCATGTGAAAGACCAATGGCCTCCCCAGTTTGAAACTGGGCGAGACCTTCAGTATCACCAGTGGTTGAGTTTACCTCAACTTTTATTGGTATTGCAACTGTCATAGCGATTTACCTCGCTATTAAGATGTCAGAAGTGCGGTTTCAACATCGGTATTTGCGATACCCCAACCAGCAGCAAGATATAAGATTCTCATACCATTGCCATACCCTTTCGATGATGGGCCGGCACGATACAGTCTTCTTTTATCTTTAGTTCCAGTTGTACTGAACCTGTCAGAAGTAATCAGACTTCCTTCACCAATCGCACCACCATCTGCAAATGCAACAATATCCATTTCTGCACCAGTGTAAAAATATCTCTGAGAACCAAGTCTGTTGGGAAATTGAATTACCAATTGTCCTTCTTCATTCAGAGATAGTTGTTCCAGAGTATTTATAATTGCATGTGAATCTCTCTCATTCATACCAGCGAACACATGTCTGTCCCAAGGTTTCAAGACATCCTTTTCTCTTACAACAAATCTTCTGTATTTACTCTGTTCTTCAAGTTGGATTGCCTTTGTTTCCTCTCCAGTAATTGGGTCAATATTGAAATCAAACAATTCAGTACCATAATTGTCAACCAATCCTGCCACAAATATCGAAGTACTTCTGTCTTGTGTAGTCTTATCTGTAAAGAACGGAGTAAGGTCGGAATAAAGTACTGATGGCGTAGATGCAGCATACAAACAGTGTACAGGTTGAGACAATGAACTCATATCTGGGGCACCAGTTGTTGCATCAACATGTCTTTGTATTGCAAGCCATGCATTATCATCCTCTTGTAATGAAGACGCTTGGTCTTTAAGCATGAAGAATATACCGTGGTCTGCAATCGTCAATACATAATTCATTGGGAAGGACAATGCCGTTTGTCGGTTAGACTTTCCAGTTCTCTTGAACCAACCCTGTTGCAACCGTAATCTACCATCATTAAATGGGGTATCGTGTACGAGTTCTGTACTTGAACCTTGTATAAAGCGTTCTTCGTACCTATAATCTATAGCAATATTCCCTGACTGTTGAACGTCAGAGGAGTCATAGAAGAATTCCGTACTACCACCCAAAATTCTATCATTATATAGTGGATTCTGGGCGGAATTCTGAACAGCGGTGTTTTTATTGTCAGCATACCCAACCAGACCCGCAGTTTTCACTATACCTAAACGGCGCTGTTGATACAATGCATCTTGTAGTGATTTATTTTGCACATATGGTGCTACATTGTGTACTCTTGTCTGCATATATCCAGCATATTGTGGTCTAACTGTTCCTAAAAACCCTGGCTCTCTGATTACAGAATTCTTAATACCATCTCGACCTTCTGGTCTGGAGATATTTCCATCACCCTGCAATTGATATTTTGTCGCAACGTGTACTGTCAAAAATTCGAATTGTGTATTGTCGCGTCCACCAGCATCTAGTCCTTGTATGTATCTAGTTGCAATGAATGGAGATGCGTCTTCGACTGCCTCGCCTCTACTCACATTAAACCTAATTCTAAATTGTTGGTCTCCTTCTGGGCCAGATAGACCATTAGATGCGGCTGGTGTGTCAAAAAGTAATGGCCCAATAGAGTTGTCAGTGATATTTTCGAAGTTTTCAATTGGAACTGATGCAATATCTCGAACAAAATCTCTCCAAGTTTTTGAAGGGTCTGGATCAGATATGTTTGGATGTTGATTAGCCTTTTCTTTGTCAAAGGACACAGCAGGGTCTGCGCGGTCACCAGCGTAAATATACCCATTATCAGTATACCCATTTGATGGGTCATAACCATAATTCGCACGACCAATAACATGTTGTTTGTATGAGGAGAAATATTTTGTATTACCTCCTACAACATCCGCAATAGAGGCAGTGGCAAAATCCTCGGCCGGATCCAATCCAGCTTCTGTTGGGGGGAGTAGAGGCCCAGCTTGCAATGTACCACCTGCATCATTTGCCGTCACCGTAGCCCAAGATGTTTCAGTGCTGTCTAATTGATTAGCAAACTGAACTCCTACCTCTGGATTTGTGTGAATTGGCGGATTTGCAAATGTTCCCAAGTCTCTTGCGAAAGGAAATGAGAACTTGATATTGGTCGCCGGAAGTGCTACCGGCGCAGTGTCGGTGGTTTGCGATAGAGTTAATGGCATATATGAGATGGACGAACCTTTCACATATTCGACCTTTGCATTAAATATCGCTTTTGCTGGAAGGTCGGCAACCGCAATCGCGTTTGGTTTCACTTGACCAGCATTTCCAAAAAGAACTGACACATATGTTGATTGAGTACTTGTATTGTCCGAAGCAAACGCAGGGTATACCTGTCCAACAGTTGCAGGAGTACCAACAGCATAACCAGCACCCAATCCAGAGTATGCGTTATACAACGCAACTACTGAAGCTTCGGTATTTGCCGCATTTGGTGGGAAGTTACCAACCCAATCTGTTGATGTCATACCACTCCAAATGGCTGAGTCGGTCTTAAACAGTCCGTAGTTAACTCCGACCTTAGAACGAACCAAATACCCAGATGATGCAGAACTATAGGTAATCTTTAGTGCATCACCATCTGCCTCAAGAGTTGTATATTTCTTAAAGTATGCATCATTATTTAATGCATTAATAAAACTAATCATCATAGTTTGACCATTAGAAAAATTTCTTGGTGCAGACCATGTAATAGTTTTTGTGATTGTTGCGGCTGTATGTGGAGATGCATCTCCTTCATCAATCAAACCAGAAATTGTGAACGTAAATGTGTCTCCGGCATTACAACCGTTGAACGAGTCTTCAGAAGTACCACCCAATTTAATTTGGTGTACATAACCATTGGTGTACATAGGTATATTACTGTTATCACCAGAAGTGTATCCAAATGAACCAGTTGGAACCCCACTCGCGTCAGTTAAGATACTGACACTTTTACCGATTCCTCTAAAGTTACCATGCGGTACAGTAATTCCATCCGAAATAGCGTTAACAAAATCGTTACTTCGTGTTCGAATAGATGTCTGTAGGTTGCCNGCATTAGAGAGATACGACAACACGGTGCCGGGGTCTCCAGTAGTGGCAGCTGCCTGTGGATATGGAGAAGTCCAAAGCGACGAATTGGTGCGGTCTGCACCATTACCGATTGCAGAAAATCCGTTTGCGTAATTCGCATCCGTTCTTTGAGTTCTAGTTATGTGAACGGCAATATCGACACCAGCAGTGTTACCAGCATAATCAATAATTGATGATGCAACAGCATTTGCACCAAATACAGCATGACCACCATAACCTCCAGCATCAGTAGCGTTTAATCTTGAAACAACTGCGTTTCTAAACCCTTCGATAGACTTCGTTGCACTGTCAACTTCTATTGAGAAAGATGAACCGCCTGTGGTTTTGGATGTAGTAGATTCATTGAGTGCCAAGACTCGCACTCTCCAATTTTTGCCTGTTGGTACTTGGTCGGTTAGCGTCACATCATTTTGATTAAGTACTGAAACAAATGTGCCGGGCAATGAATTGCCACTACTGTCTAGTTTAAGAGATTCTAATAATTCTCCACTAACTCTGTCAGTAACAATAACCGTCCTTTTATCTGCGGCGTTTGCAGCAAGTGCAGATGGGTTCGTCACTGATAATGTGGCACCACTGGTGGTGTCAACAGCGTCAAAGTCCTGTACAAGTTCATCACCCTTTTTAGCGATATAATCCCTAATAGTTATTAGAAAAGAATCTCCCAACTGAAGTTCAGTTGTATTATTTGCATTTTCTAAGTCTAATGCAACTGTACCCCTGCATACGGAAGGTGGTAGTGTACTGGACGGAAAGAATTGGTCTTGTTGTGAAGTACTAATCCAAAAATCGTGTTTGTGGGATGTTGGAGTTAATGTCTCTTTATACTGCTGAAGGGTTCCTTCAATAGCCCCTTGAGTACCATCACTATTCTCTGGATATAGTTTAACTCCTCTAGAATTAGAAGTCATAATTCTTTTAATTTTGTTATATTCGTTTTTATACACTAACTGTGCAACAGTACCGATACCAACATAACCCTGCTGAATCCTCCACGCAGCATCAGATGAAAAATTCGATTTGGGGATGGTGCGTGTTACTGCGCCGAGAACAAACCCTTGCTCTGCTGGGCGAGTACCAGAAACTGTGGCGCCAACTGGGTCTTTTTTAAGGAACTCTCCACCAACTTTTTGATTTGGGTGTGGGTTTAAATATGAAAATAATTCAGCGTTTGGGCCAAGCCATGCACCAGCTGGTTGTGTGCCTGATGGCCCATCGCTTGATATGGTCTTCGAGTTTGCCGGCGAAGCGCCAATGGCGGCCGCATCATACGTGCCACCCCAAGGCTGAGGTGAATATTTCCAATGTTCTTGGTTCCAATTTGCGTCATCATATGATGGATGAATATATTTAAATCTTGCACCACTAATAGATGCGTCATCATAATATAACTTAGAAGCTTCTGTGGTTAAATACGCGGCATCATAAGTCGGAGCAATATTTGATGCTACTTCTCGGCCGACAGCAGTTGCGCTACCAGCGTTCGCTGCTTTCAAATGCGAGATATAGGTAGCAGTTTTTATTGGGGTTCCGAATATACCAAATGCACCTTCTCCGACTTTTTCTGGGGCACTGTTATAGTAGTATGCTATAAACCTATCAATATAATGTGATAAATCTTTTTCTGAAATCGTGATGCGAGTGATGTTGGGCCCTGCATTTGTAAATCCATTCGCCTCAAAATCTGCAGCAATCTGCGACAACAATGGTGCATCTGTATCCAAGTTTGTTTTGTGATATCCGTCCATATGTATCACATTATTTCGTTCTAGACTAACGCTCATGGTGGCAAGCTCCTTTTAAAAATTTATAATGTTGTTCTGTCATTTTCTAATATTTATAAAATAAAATAGTTGGGTTCTACGGCGATGCGACTAAATTTATATCATCTCTAGTTCCATCAGTTTTGATGAACTTGAAACTTCCACTCGCCGCGACATTTCCATAAAATGTTGTAGTAAGTGGAATATCATCGTAAGTTCCATTTGTTTTCTTGAATCTTATGAAATTGGTATTTCCAATTGCCAAAACTGCTGGTTCAAATTTGGAAGTAGTACTATTCCATTTTACACTCAGGTTATTTATATTCGGGTCATTCATCAAAGTCGCGTTATGGCCGCCGTACTGAAATCCATTAAGTGCTGCCGAATTGGTTCCAATATTGGAATTTACGTTAGTAATCGCAGTAGATAATGAAGTTATTTCTAACTCGGCGTTTAAAACATCATCTCGCGCAATGGCCATTTCCGACTGTAGTACTGTAATATTGTTTTCTACATTGGATAGATTTTGTGCGCCGACACTTGTTTGTATTGCAGTAATTGCGGCCGCAGTCTCATTTAGTGTGTCAAAATCTATAGAAACTCCATCTAGAACTGAGTCCACACTCTGTTTAACAAGATATCTTATGGAATTTGGTGTTGCATCAGAAGCTTCTATGGTGTCCAATCTTGTATTGATGCTAGAAGTACCTTGGTCGATAAGATATCTTATAGAATTTGGTGTTGCATCAGAAGATTCTATTATATCAAGTCTGGCAGTTACTCCAGATAAGTCTATAGAAATTGTTCCAACTTTTGTAGAAGAATTATAATCAAGTCGAGTATTGCCGGAAAAAACAAATTTTTCTATTTCTGCATCTGTTATTGCATTTCCACCAGTGGTAGTCCCTGATGCCTGTGTCGCCTTTCCAATTTCCAACCACGACTGATTACTTGAAACATACAGTTTGCCTGTATTTTGGTCTAATCCAAGTCTTCCGTTCTCTGGAAGAGTGTCAAAATAATTAATATTTGTGAATGGGGTGTATTTAATGACTCCCAACATAGATCTCAGTGAGTCTTTTTCTGATTCCGAACCATTTAGGATTAAGGATTCAAGGCCTATTCCATCATCATCTGTGAATTCTCCAAGAATCACATCTCCATCAGATTGGACTATCGCCTTAATCGGTCTTTGTACGTTAATGGGCAAAGATTTCTCCTATTTGCATTATTTATACTTAATTGTTTGCGAACACATTTGGACTTCCTGCCTTAATCAAAGAACCACATGAGAGCGAATCCCCGACTCTTGCCATTGGTTCTCCATTGACAAATACATTAGGACTTCCGCTCTCAGTTACCGCTCCATGAGGTGGTGCTGGTGGACATACATGGGGCAACCAATCATCACCTTTTCTGTGTGATGGTTTACTATTTATAAAGACATTAGAACTGCCTGTGGGTGTCGGTCTTGGTGGCCAACACCCATGTCCAGTACACGAATCGTCTTTTCTCGCTGATGCTGTCATTTATCTTTCCATTAAATGAACACTATAGTTACCATTATCAGAAATAATGGAAATCATAATGTCCTTACCTGTAAATAGTGAAGTCTGAAACCACAGAAATCTCTTCTGGGTTTTCATAGAATGTTTTTTCGTCTACTGGAATTAACGCCTCGCCATTGTCGATAACAAAATTGTCTGCATCAATAATCTCCAATCTTTCACTGCGTTTATTTTCAGTATCATCGCCTTTTGCGTTCTGTAAAGACACAATCCTTACATCGAATTCTTCTTTCGTCAACCCCGAACTTCCATTATTATATTTAGTAGTTAATGACTCTATGGCAGTGTCAATAGCAGAATTATTTGAATCTGTGTCGAATCGGAAATTTCCTTGAGATCTTTTATATGCAATCCACTCTTCCCTATTCAAAACTTTACCATCGATTATAAACGATTTGGGCAACATTTCTGAATTGAACAGGAAGTTGTCTCTATCAAACGAGTAGTTGTTTTTTACAGGGAATTCTAAGTCTATTATTTTAATAAGACCTCTTGGGCTGTCTTCGTTTACGGCAGTTATGGTCATCGTGACCACATTGTTAGTGACAGTATTAATAATATAATTTGATGGTGTTGCGACCCTACTTATTACTGTAGAAGTTGTATCAAAAATTATTTCTGCTCTTTCTGTCTGTAAATTGGTTATGGTATTCTGTAATGATTGGATTTGGGCAGGATCTGAAGAATTCGCAATCAGTAATTGCAATGCAGTTATTTCCTCGTCTATTGCCTGTACCGACACATCATCAAATACGGTGTCCGTGACTGTTGTGAATGATTCTTCCACAGTAAACACATCAAATATACCAGATACATCGTCAACTTCGTATCTAATAAAATTTTGCATGGTTGGTGCAATACCAGCTGCGGTTGTTATTGGATATGCGAAAGTTTCAATCTTCTTTGTAATTGTCCCTTCGGCCTTTATAGTCGTTCCGTCTGCCTTATATTGGTATACTTTATTTCCTATTTTAAATTCTTCACCAGTGGTCAAAACATCAAAATTCATTTTTGTTGCACTAACCCCCTTCATCGTAGTTTTAAATAAGTGTTTTTCTAGTGGGTTAAAATCTAGATAGTCATCATCTACAACATATCCTTGTTCTTCGACCCAGCCTTCATAAGAATATTTTCTAATGAATGTATCATTTTCTCCGATAAATCCTTTAATAAAAGTTCCATCGATAGCAAGATGACTTGGAATTCTTGTCGCGCCAGGAGCAAGTGTGTATACAAAGTTGAAGCCAATACCATCTCCGATACCAGTTCCTGAGTTTTCATCCAAGTTATGATTGACCTCATCAAATTCGTAGAGACTTGCTGTTTCATCGTCCTTCCCTTTAACAATTTGAGTGATTCTAAATTCAGTAGAAACACTTCTGCCGTGTCTGCCAGAGGGACTCTCTTGACCTATCTGACCCTCTTTTAAGAAATGTACATCCATAACCTTATAGTGCGAAGACCCGCCATTTCGCGTCATTGGTACGTTGTGTCCAGAATGCTGACCACCGCCAGTACTTGGGTGATTTGACTCTGCCCTGTAGTACATTAGAATATGTGGTTTTACTGAATCGTGTGATGTATTTGTCTGAAAAAATATGGGAACTGAGTGAATATATACCTTAAAATCTTCTCGTTCAGTTATAAAATGGTATACTCCGTAGTCTCCAATAACAAATTTGCTATCTGCCCTGACCCCCAACATTTGCATGGCAAACGAATTTAAAGTTTTAGGTTGTAATGTTGTTATGCTCTCGTACTGAGTATCTGGAATAATACTGGTGTCTGCAATTGTATGCTGCCAATCCAACATTTCTGCATAATATATTGAGTATTCAACATACTGAATACTATGTAAAAATGTTTTATCGCCATCTTCCACATATTGTGGTTTTAAATTTAAAGTAAAGTCTACAAGTGGTGTAGTAAATACAGTCGGTACTATAATGTCATTTATTTCTTCAAAGAATTTTCCGGCTGGTTCTTGCAGCATCGAAAATGTCTGAAAAAATCTACCTTTGGGTTCTTGCAGAGGAACAAATTTTTGCGAATAATAATTTATTGGAATTATCGCATCGTCTGGTTTTGTGAACTGTAAACTCTTGGTAGTTTCTGTGTTGAGATACCAAGGATGCTCTTCTAGTGTAAAAAGTTCTATCTTAGGCGAATATGAAACATACTGATACTCAGAAAAGATAGTGTCCTTGGTTGGTGCATCTACAATGAGTTGAGATTGTATTAGAATTGGGTCTTCAGAAATCCCCAACAAACTGCCCATAGTAACATAATCTGCGATAGTTGATAACTGACTGATTTCATTAAGTTTTGCTGCAATAGTGCCTTCGCCACTACTTTCATAAAGAGAATTGTAAATTGAAGTTTGGAATGTATCGATGTCTGTGGCAAATAATAGTTTCTCAGACAAGAAGAATGCCGCATCTCCGGCACTATATCCTTCCTCAAGTAAGTTTTTATATGAATGTTCCAAGACTTGATGAATTCGAACCCGACCAGTACTGGCAGCATTATTGCCATATACCACATTGTTTACCATCTTCTTGACAATATTTTGTCTTTGTGCATAATCTTTTAAAGTAGTTGAAACTGAATTTGTTGCCTGTTGAACTTCGTTGATTGCATTATCGTGACCAATCATTTCTGCAATTGATGCCAACCGACTGTATATTTGACTAGTACTCCATGTAGAAATAAAGTTATTAGTTCTTTTTATTGAAATATTATCAAAATGTTGTAAATCGTAATTGAGTTTCTGGAAAAAAGTGTTGTAGACAATATCAGTTTTGAAGGACTTGTCTCCCTCAAAAATATAATTGACGGTAGTTATTGCCTCTATGAAATCATCCGACCTATTACTGTCGAAATAATTCTCATAGGTGATTTCGGGCTCACTATAATGGTCAAATACAAAACTACTAATATTTGTAGATTTTGTTTGTGCAATTACACCACCGTTTCTAATTAACTGGGGCATATTACACCTGTACTCTATAATTCAACGAGTTTCCATTTCTGTCCAAGAACGGCCCCAGTGGCGGTAACCCATCTAACTGTAATGGTTTTAATATATAGAATGCTGCTGTCCCATCACGCAAAATAAAGGTTCCTTTTTCTTCAGAATCAAAGTTACTGTCATTGCTGTCTGTTTGGGTAGTGTCTGTGCCTGTCTGTTGTTCTCCATCGTTTGCTGCACCAGAACCCTGTGTGGATTCTTCAGACCCATCTACTTGGTCGGAACTGTCGGAATCAGGACTATCTGTACCAGATGCGTCATTAGAACTGTC